AGGGAGAGGAAGGAGACTAAAAAAAATCAACAAGCTGGCAATGGCGGCGGCAATGGCGGTGAAGGACAAGGCGATCGTTCTGGTGGTAGATCATCAAGCAGTGGTGAATCAGATTATGGTGGATTTTGTTTTGATCCTAATACTCTTGTTCAAATGGCTGATGGATCTGAGAAAAAAATTAAAGAAATTCAATTGGGAGACAATACTAAAGGTGGAGAAGTTACAGGTGTATTCCAATTTAAAGCAGCTGATGAGATACATGATTACAAAGATGTTACAGTTGCAGGAAGCCACTACGTAAAAGAAGATGATAAATTCATAATGGTTCAAGATAGTCCACTGTCCGTTAAGATTGATAAGATACCCGTTGTTTATTCATTAGATACAACAGGTAGAAGAATCTTTATTAATGATATTGAATTTGCTGATTACAATGGTGATGGAATTGCTAAAGGTTTCTTACATAATGCTGGATTAAATATTAATGGATTTAATAAAGAAGTTTTAAGACAAGTAGAACAAAGATTAATATAATGGCAATAGATTCAAGACAACAAGTAACAACAACAGGTATTATAGGTCAAAAACCAGATGCTATAAAAGCACCTGATTTATCTGGAATGAATAAATTATTTGGTAAAAAACAATCTAAGCCTAAACCTATAAGACAAGAAGTACCAATTCAACAAGTTGCACAAGTACCTCAACCAGATAATTTATTACAAAAAGTACAAAATTTAACAGATGAAGACAGAACTGTATTAGCTACAGTTTTATCTCCATCTGTTAGTAATGTTCTCAAAAAACTTGTTCCTGATTTAACTCCTTTATTGGATGAAGCAGGATCAGCTGAAGAGAACCTTATTATACCTGTATCTGTAGCAAAAAATTTTGCTATCAAAAGATATGGTGGAGGAGATGAAACGGAAGCAGTAACTAATTTTATTATTGACTTACAAGAAGCTTCTTCGATGGATCAACAAAATGTGCCACCTGATGCACAAATGGCAGAAACACCTGAATCTGGTATGGAAGAAACACTCGAAAGAGTTGACTCTGGAATAGATGAAGGTGATACAATGCAAACATAGTATCAGCCCACAAATTATGGAAGTGAGCTACCCTTATCCATAAGGCACTCAAACCTAAGAGGAAAAAATGGAAAATAAAGAAACAGAAGCAACAACTTCAAATGAAGTTGAAGCTCCTAAAGAGAAACTTTTTAAAAAACCTAAAGTTAATATGTATAAGAAACATGATGACGAAAGTGATCCTGAAGTCGAAGCATTTGCTAAAGGGGAATTAGAGAAGTTTCATAGAGAGAAAGCAGAAACAGCAACCGTTCAAAAGGACACAGAAGCATCTAAAGAAATTGCAAACTCAGATGGTAATGCTACTCCTTCAACTGAACGCCCTGAAAATGCGGAAGACCGTGTCTTTAAGAAACGTTATGACGATTTGAAAAGACACTATGATTCTACACTCGGAAAGCATAAAGATGAAGTTCGTACTTTAAGAACTCAATTAGAACATTCTACTAAGCATATTGTTCCACCCAAGTCAAAAGAAGAACTTGAGACTTGGAAAAATGAGTATCCAGATGTTTATGATATGGTTGAAACCATTGCTATGAACAAAGCAGATACTCGTGCAAAAGAGATGGAGACTAAATATCAAAATCTTCAAGTTCAACAGGAACAAGTGTCACAAGAAAAAGCTGAAGTAGAACTTCTTAAAATTCATCCTGACTATCAAGAGATTCGTTCAAAAGACGAGTTTCATGAATGGGCTACCAAACAAGATCCAGTTATTCAAGATTGGCTTTATGAAAATAAAGCTAATGCACAATTAGCAGGAAGAGCAATCGACTTGTATAAAATGGATAAAGGACTTGGGAAATATTCCAATAGACAGGAAAAGAATATTAAGCAAGAAGCTGCTAAAGTTGTATCTAAGACTAGAAAGGCTGAATCAACTGAAGGTGCTATACCTAAAAAGGTTTGGTCTAATGCTGAAATCAGTAAAATGAATGTTAATGAGTATGCTAAGTACGAAGAAGAAATCGATAAAGCTGTAAGAGAAGGTAGAATCCAACCTTAATACTAACAATATAATTGGAGGCTAACACATGGCTACAATGGGACTTGCTACTGGCTACCAAAATTTACCCTCGGGTAACTGGGTACCAGCAGTATATAGTCAAAAGGTTCAAAAGTTTTTCAGACGTGCATCAGTTGTTGAAGATATTACTAACACTGATTACGCTGGAGAAATTGAAAATTTTGGCGACACGGTAAATATCGTGAAAGAACCCTCAATTACTGTGAGTGACTACGCTAGAGGTCAAACTGTAAACACACAAACTTTGGCAGACGATAAGTTACAACTTACTGTCGATCAAGGTTCATACTTTGCGTTTAAAGTAGATGACATCGAAGAGAGACAATCACATGTAAATTGGGAGGCTCTTGCAACTTCTTCAGGTGCTTATTCGTTGAAGAAAAATTATGATTATAATGTACTAAAATACATTTATGATAATGCTTCAACTGATGCAACTAATACAGGAACAGACGCATCTGCATTAACAGGAAATACTAATTCTAATACATTAGTAGATATCGTTTCTGCAGCAAAAGGAGTTCTTGATGGTCAAGATGTACCAGAAGAAAACAGATGGTTGGTTGGACCGCCTAAATTCTTTCAACAATTAAGAAAGGCGGATTCAAAAGTAATGGATCAATCAGTAATGAACGATGGATCAGTATCCTCAATGCGAAATGGTTTAGTAGCAGACAAACCTTTATTTGGGTTTAGAATGTATGTAACTAATGCCATTGCAGTATCGAGTGGTGCGGCTTCATCAAAAACATTTGGATCAAGTGGTGGAAGTGAGTACGCTTTCCTTTATGGGCACCAAGGTGCAGTTGCTACGGCAAACCATATTGCGAAAACAGAACTTATCAGAGACCCTGATTCATTTTCAGACATCGTGAGAGGCTTGCATGTTTTCGGAAGAAAAGTTCTGAGATCAACAGCAGCTTATTCAGGTGTTGTAACACTATAATTAGGAGGATAATAGATAGATTATGGCTACATATAATGTAACAGGTGTAGGTGGTACTACTGGACATCCGTCTAATGGTAGAACACCTTATCTGGTAGAAAATACAATTGATGTATCAGCAGTTAATAGTGATTCAGGAACAGCAGCAGATGATGTGCTTAAATGCATCGATGTTCCTGCAGAAACATTAATTATGGCAGCAGGCGTAGAAGTGCTAACAGCATGTTCAAGTTCTGTAGTAATTGATATTGGTACTACGGGAGATTCAGCAGGTTTTTTAGACCCTGATGCTTTCGTTGATGCTTATGATGCAACAGGGGCAGCTTATGCACCTAGAGATGTTGCAAATGCGGCACCTATGCTTACAGTCAAAACAGCAGATACTATTGATGCTTTAATGGCTGGTGGAGCTTCAAGTGCGGGTAAAATCCGTGTTTGGGCGGTACTATGTGATATTTCAGGTATTGACGAATCAGATAACAATACAGGTACACAACACGATACAGCAGTATAATAATACTGTTTAATTTTAAGGGGGGTATTTATATCCCCCTTAATTAATACCCCTTATTAATTTAACTAGGAGAATAAAATGGCTACTTATAATTTAACTAAAAAAACTAATGCCAGTACAGGAACACAAAAGGTACCTTCTAAAGAAGAAATAAGGTTACAGAATTTAGAAAACAAAGTTACTTCTCAAGGTGATAAATTAGATCACATTGTAAAGTTACTAAATGACCTTTCAAAAGAAAAGTCAACTTCTTGAAGTAATTCAAGAATACAAATCTGATAATTCTGCTTTAAAGGAGCAGATTATAGAATTGCAAAAGCAATTATCTAGTGCTGAATCTAGAATTAAACAATTATTAATTAAGTATGAACATTCGGTACAAGACAATAATAAACAGGAAGAATAGTGGCAACAACATATTTAATATTATCAAATAGAGTCTTAAGAGAATTAAATGAAGTTGAAATGACTTCATCTAATTTTTCTAGTAGTCGTGGTATTCAAACTGCTGTTAAAGATTTTATTAATAAATCAGTACATGATATTTATAATGAAGGTGCTGAAATTCCTTTATTACACACATCAACGACTCAAGCTCTTACTACGGGTGATGGAGAATATGACTTTCCATCAGATATGCGTAGAGTAGACTTTGAGTCTTTTTTTTTAAAGCCAACAGAATTAATTACTAATGGAGAATTTACTTCTAATATAACTAGTTGGACCACAGGAGATGGTTCTCCAGCATACACAAGTAGTGGAAATGGTAGATTAAATTTAAATGATGCAGCAGCTTATCAGGCTATTAATACTACAGTAAATAAAACTTATAAATTACAAGTAAGAGTTATTAGTCCAAATAGTTCTGCTACTACTTTAATAGTAAGAGTTGGAACTTCTGCAGGTGGAACACAGAATTTAAATACAACAATTGGTGTAACTAATTATGGTGAAGGTAATATTTTAGATACAACCTTTACTGCTTCAGCAACAACATCTTATGTTTATGTGGAATCAGATAGTGTTCAATTAGATGTAGATTATATAAGAGTTTCAAGAAGTGATATTAATACACGTAAATTAAGCTATATTTCTTATGATGATTATCTACAAAGATTTAAGGAACAAGATAGTACAAATAGCAGTAGTCAATATGGGGTTCCCCAATATATATGGAGAAAACCTGATTATGGATCATTTGGAGTAAGTCCAATACCTGGTGAAGGTGAATACACAATTAGTTATGAATATTATACAACTCATACAGATTTAGATGCACATGGTGATACTATGGGATTACCAGATAGATTTTCCCCATTAATTGTTGATCGAGCAAAATATTATGTATATATGTTAAGATCAGATCCTCAACATGCTCAGTTAGCTGATAGAGATTATCAAAGAAAATTAAAATTAATTAAGAATGATTATACTGCTAGATATGATTATATGAGAGATTCTAGAATTATAGCAGGACATTCAAGTGTAAATATAGTATAGGAGAATAAATGCCAGGTACAGATACTTCACAAATATCTCCGTATACAGCCAGTTGTGGTGGTGGACTTATACTAAATAAGGATGTATATAATATGCAACCTGGTGAAGCCTTACAATTAACTAATTTTGAACCATCAACAGAAGGTGGCTATAGAAGATTAAATGGTACAACAAAATATAATTCTACAATAGTACCCCAAGTTTCATCTTCAGATGAAAGAGTTCAAATGTCTGCAATTTTTAATAGTCTTATAATTGCTGCTAGAGGTGGTACAGTTTCTACTGGAACAACAAGTGGATCTTGGACATCAAGAGCAACAAGTAAAGGTACAACCTATACTTATGATTTTGATAAATATAATTATAATGGTACAAATAAAATTATAATTGCAACTGGAGAAGCAGCAGCATTTACATTAGATACAAGTTATACTGAAGATATTATAAATGCAACAGGTGGTGGGACTGCACCTACTAATCCTAAATTTGTTAAATCATTTGCTAATCATATGTTTTATGCAGGTATGTCTAATGCAACACATAATATTATTTTTTCAGGACCATTTACAGAAGATGATTTTGATACAAGTGCTGGTGAAATAAAAGTTGGTGATGTTGTTACAGGATTAAAAGTATTTAGAGATGAGTTATTTATATTTTGTCAAAGAAGTATTTATAAAATAACAGGTACAAGTTCTAGTAACTTTGCATTAGCAGAAATTGCAAAGAATGTTGGTACAATAGCACATCATTCTATTCAAGAGGTAAGTGGTGACTTATTATTTTTATCTGCAGATGGAATTAGAACAATTGCTGGTACAGAAAGAATTGGTGATATTGAACTTGGTACTGTATCAAAACAAATACAAGATAGAATTAATGATATTACTTATGATAATGTTACATCATTAGTTATTAGAGATAAATCTCAATATCGTTTATTTTATCCAGTAACAACAGCATCGGAATCTATTTCTAAAGGGATTATTGCAGTTATTAAAGTTAATCCTAATACAAACCAATTAGGGTATGAATATGCAGATATAAAAGGATTAAAAGTTTCTTGTTGTGATTCAGATTATATAAGTAATACTGAAACAGTAGTTTCTGGTGGTTATGATGGTTATATATATAAACAAGAATCAGAAAATGTTTGGACAAGAGCTAGTGCTACTTATAATTTAGATTCAACATATAGGTCCCCAGATATGACTATGGGTGATCCTGGAATAAGAAAGTCAATGGAAAGAATTAATTTAAACTGGAAACCTGAAGGAGAAGTTTCAGCTAGTATGTACCTTCAGTTTAATTATAATGATGTAGGAACTCCTCAACCTAGTGTTATAACTTTAGAATCAACTGGTAGTGGAGCATATTTTGGAGTAGGGATATATGGGACATCAGCTTGGGGTCAAGGTGATTTACCTATTACAAGAAAATCAGTAGAAGGATCAGGATTTGCTATTGCATTAAAAATAACAGATACAAGTAACAAGATACCTTGGGCAATCCGAGGATTTCAATTAGAATTCGTAGCAGGAGGAAGACGATAAAATGGGAGCAACATACACAAGACAGAGTTCAGCAGGCATAGTTGATGGTGGAGTTATTGAGGCAACAGATCTTAATAATGAATTTGATCAACTTCTAGCCGCATTTGTAGCAGCATCTGGGCATACCCATGATGGTACAGCTGCAGAAGGTGGACCAGTAACAAAATTATTAGGCACAGCAATCACTATTGGTGATGCTACGGCAGGGACAGATATTGCTGTAACCTTTGATGGTGAATCAAATGATGGTGTAATAACATGGATGGAAGATGAGGATTTATTTAAATTTTCAGATGCTATTAATGTTGGTGTAAATGATACAGGATATGATGTTAAGTTTTTTGGAGCAACTTCAGGAAGTTATTGGTTATGGGATGAATCAGCTGATGGAGTTACTCAAATTGGAACACTAACAGTTGGTGTTAATGATGCTGGACATGACGTAAAATTTTTTGGAGATACAGCAAGTGCTTACATGTTGTGGGACACTTCGGCAGATGATTTAATTTTAGCAGGTGGAGCTGGACTTGTTATACCTGATGCAGGAAATATTGGATCTGCTTCTGATACAGATGCGGTTGCCATTAGTTCAGCAGGTGTTGTAGCCTCTTCCT